TGTACCCGAAACCCCTTTGTCCTGAAAGTTTCCGTAATCCTCCATGTCAAAGTAAATACCTATTGAGTTAGGAAATTCTTTAACTTCACCTTGTATTGAGTTAGCTAATTTACCAGACGAGTTTTTATTTTGGCGTTTAAGTTCGGCTTTTGCTTCCTTAACAACCTCATCTCTAAATTTCTCTAAAGCCTTTAGAACTTCACTCATTAGCAAATTGTCATTGAGTTAGGAACTAAAATATCTAAGGTCATTGTCCAACCTGCTAAATAGTTTTCAAATCTTTCTGCAAATGGTTCTACTGTTGCGTTGCCGTCAACCATAAAATTGTCGCTGAATAAGTCTCCACGTCTTAAACTTTCGTAAAGTCTATTTTGAACTGCGAACATTGTATTTAAAACGTCTTGTTCGTTGTTGTTTCCTATAAATATATTCGTGTCTTCGTCTTTTGATATGTCAACAATATCCATACATAAAATAGATACATTAAAACGAATGATATTATTTTCAATTGAACTTGAATTAACAATTATATGCGCTAAAGGAAAAATTGTTTGTTTAGATAAGTCAACTGCAAAGATGTCGCCTTCAGTAACCGTGTTTATAAACGCGTCATTATCGAAGTGTCCTTTTAAAGTGTCTAATAAATTATAATAGTTACCCATGTCTCATTTTTCTTTTTAATTCGTTATTCTCTATTTCAGTTCTTTGTCTTTCGTAAGTAAGGTAGGTAAGGCACTTCCGTATTCCCAATTTGGTAACTTCATCAAACTTTGTAACATCTCCTTTAGCGAGTGCATAGATTGAATTATACCATCCCCATTGCTTGTTGAACTGAGCCCGTTCTGAATAGTCGTTTGTAGCTCCTTGTTCTTCATCATCTCCTGCTCCAAAGAGGTAAGCGTAGCTTGTACTAAGTCGTTTCCTAAACGATAAAAAAAAACCGAAGCAGCCATTGCAATATCCAAAGGTGCGTATTTCATTAGTTCGGCAAATTCATCCGTTCCTGAATATTCCATTATTTCATGAGTGTCTTTCGTCTTTTTGGTTATCGGTCTGTAAAGAACTGCCATTGCTTTGTGGAATGTTTCAACCTTACCGATATTGTGGTCTAAGTCTACATACTCACCGAAACTCATATCTTCCAAATTAGGAATGAAACCGAATTCCATGTCTTTTATTTTAAACGTGGTTTTGAAATCCGTCTTTTGCTGGAACAATTCGTTAAAGTGGTTTGCTAATCCAACAACATCACTCCATTTAATCTTTAATACGTCACGCATATTTAAACCGCAGAAAATTTCAATAGATTTTTGAGCTATTAATTCTTCATCGTTTGAACCCTCAACCAATTTCATGAACTTTTGGTAATTCATTAATGGTATTTCACTAAGCGTTGTTGGAATTACTATTTCCGTTTTCATATTTATATAACTTTATATTTGATAATTGTAGTAAGCTAAGGCAATATCGAATGCTTGACCTAACATTTTTGTGTGGATTCGTATTTTCATAGGATCATCAAACACTATTTTTATGCGAATACCTTTCTTTTCTAAGATGAATTTCTCAACTGTGCGCACCATTAACGGTAGGTCATCTGTCATTTATGTAAATTAATGAATAAAATACTGACCATAATGTGGATTAACTCCCAACACTTCCATTTCGTGGTAACGTGCTGCGTCAATGCTGTGGTTGTTGAAGTCAATAGGCTTGTTTAAACGAACGCCAGTTTTATCAGTGTCCCAAATGTAACCGCGTAATTCTTTGATTAGGTTGGTGCTGTTTGACGTTACTAAATACTCTTGGCTTTGCATTATTTGAATACCAAAGTTTATCGAGTCCTTGCCTTTTGTTACGCCTTTAATCGTCTTTCCGTAGCGTCTAATCTCTTCGATTGATTTAGGCTCGGAGCTATCAGCATATATCGGTACGTTATCAGGTAGTATTTTAGCTATGTCGCTGTTTATCATTCCAGTTCGATACACAAGTTCGTTTAATATTCTCTGTCCGTTCCATGTATAAACTTCAACGGCTGCGGTGGGGTCATTCGTATATCCAAAGTCAAGTCCTATTCCTATCAATCTCGCGTCACTTGGAATACTATCAATCTGTTTCCAGTTGCTAAATATAACACCCTCAAGCATTCCAATTTCACCTAAGCCATATACACGCCACCAATTAGCCCAGTACGTGCTTGTAAGAGCTTTCTCGCGGTTCTTTTCTATTTGGTCAATAATTGACTTGTCAAGAGCTTCATTATCCTTGTAAGTAAGTATTATAAAGTCTGCGTCTGGTTCGTCTTTTAGTTCGGTATGTACCCAAAACTCATTCGCTGGATTAAAGTCTAAAAATACTTCTTTTTTAGTCCGTATAGCAAGTTCATTATAAGATTCAAAGGTAACATTATTGCATTCGTTAATATAAAGAATGTCACGCCGAGCACCACGTAACTTAGAGCTATCATCCGCACTAAAAAATTCAAAAACACTCCCATTTTTAAAATTGTAGGTTAATAAAGATTTATTGAACTGATCATCGTTAAAGCGATTAGTCCATTTAAGTATTTTAAGAAAGTCTTTTAATGCTCCTCTTCTTAAGTGTGGTATTGATTCAGCAACTACGCTTATTTCAAGTCCTGCTATTCTTGTTGCTTTATCTATGAGTACAGCTAAAATAGAATACGTTTTTGAAGCCGACGAACCACCCTGAATTATTTTAGTTCGTCTTTTTAAAGCCAGTACCTTATTTGTTGCTGTCGTTCTCTGAAACATCAGGAAATAATGGTTGTTCTAAAATGGTTTGTTCTATCTGTTGTAATGGAGCACCGTAACCGCTATCCATTAAAGCCTTATATGCAGCAACATCGCCCTCACGTGCTTTTTTAATTAAAGCCAAAGTCATTAAATCTTCTTGACTCATTGTTTCTTCAGCACCCGTTAAAGGGTTTTTTAGCTTTTGATTTACCTCCAGCCAGTACTTTGCTATTGTGCTTCTGTTCTTTGCTCCTTTAGGTCTTCCGTTTTTTTCTGGTTGATATTCAGAACTAAACTTTTTTAGATTATCTTCTTTTGCCATAATCTCGTTTTTTTCTCGTTATTTTAATTCAACTCCATTCTTTTTAATAACTAAACTTGGGTCAAGTTTTTTCATACGGTCAATTATTACTTGGCAGTATTTCGGGTCTAATTCCATTCCGTAACATTTGCGTTTAAGTTGATGAGAAGCTACCATAGTTGAGCCACTGCCCAAAAAGAAATCTAAAATTAATTCATTAATGTTTGTTGAATTATTTATACTTCTTTCGCATATTTCTAAAGGCTTTTGTGTTGGGTGTTGCATTTGTAAACCTTTCATTCTATTTACTTGCCAAACTCCATTTTGCCTTTCGTGTAATTCTCGCCTTCCAATCATTCCAAATATTGCCCATTCACTATCACCATAAGCACCTTTTAAATCACCTAAACCAGGACCGCCTTTATCCCATACTACAACACTTTTAATTTTACCAATATTTTCACAAACTTCTTTAAAATCATTAAAGCAATCCCACCTGCACCAAATATAAAAATGTCTATTATTTTCTAAAAATAATGGGATTAAACTTAATGCGTCTTGTCCTACATTTGTATTCTCATCGTTTAAAATTTGTGTGTCAGTTCTTTTTTGTTTTACTTCGCTTTTCTTACTATCCCAAGCATTGCTTTCATATGCCATTCCATAAGGCGGGTCGGTAAAAACTAAATCAGCTTTTTGTCCGTTCATTAGCTTTGCCACTTGGTCGCTATCCGTACTATCCCCACAAAGCAATCTATGTTCTCCTATTTCAAATAAATCTCCTATTACTATGTCCGTGTTTATCTCATTAGGTATTTCGTAGTCATCTTCTTCAGCTTCCAGTTCTTCTTCAACTCTTAAATCAATTGGTAAATCCAAACCCCAATCGTCTAACTTTTCAGCGTCCCATTCATTTGCTAAACTATCCCAATCCCATTCACCAAAACCTACGTTATCTTTTATTAAAAATTCGTTTTTTTGTTCCTCAGTCCATTCATCTGCTATTATAATCGGTATTTCTTTTAATCCTATCTCTTTACAGGCTTTTAAGCGCATATTGCCACCCAAGACAACGTATTTGTTATCTACATCAGTAAAAACCACTAAGGGGCGTTTATTTAGCATATCAGGAAACTCTTGAATAGACTTAACTAACTTTTGGAATTTTCCGTCTTTTATTATTCTTGGATTCTTCGGGTTGGGTTTAACCTCACTTAATTTAACTAACTTCATTTAATTAGGGTTATAATAGTAATCTCTGTATTCGTCTTTTGTTACTGGATATATTTCCATTTGTTCTATTTCGTTGTCTAAAAATACACAGTAATTTATTTCTGTTACTTCCATTATTAATCTTAAAGCGTTCCAGTCTGATTTATGAATGTTTGGATTTATAAAAACAACATAATAGTCGCTTTTTAAAGTTACGCTACACACTTTATTCGTTCGTGTTTTTGGATAGGTTATCTTCATAACTTGTTGAACAAACTGCTAATCTTTGATCCGTGTTTTCAAACTCAATTACCATTTTGTCATCGGTCATGCAACGTTGAATGAACTCCGACTTTGTTTCGTTACTTGTTGGCTTGGGAATCGGCATTTTCTAAATGATTTAAAAAGTCAGTTAATAATTTTTTTTCGTGTAATAAAGTTTGTTTAGTATGATTCAATATCTTTTTTTCCATTAAAATCACATTTGTTGAATTAGTTATTTGAAGCTCTAATTGTTCAATTAAATTATTTTGAGATTGAATCCAAAGTTTTACTGATTTATCCATTTTATAACTTATTATCTTCGTAAGTGTTATAAACTTGTTTTAATTGGTTTACTCTTTCTAAAATACACGATCCACAGCTTGTTGGTTCGTTACGTACTCCAAACACTCTTGAATGAATTGCAAGTATTGTTTTTTGTTCACTTGGTTTTATTACTTCCGACTTTTTGTCAAACCATTCTTTTAACCAATCGTATTCAGCTTGCTCCAGGCACTTCGCCTTTCTATAAGGAAACAACTCGTTTAACTTTGCTTTGCGTTCATCGCAGTTGCAATCTTCACCTAATAACCATTTAGCTACTTTTGCTACTCCAGTTACTTCGAGTACCTTTTCAACGGTGTCTCCTAATCCTTCGCTTTTAGCTGCTAATATTTCAGCTTTAGTTCGTCTTTTTCTTGCCATGTTTTTATTTTATTAATTCGTAATCCTCGTTTTTGTAGTCCTCATAATGTTCGCCTACTTCTATTTTTAAACTATCCTTGCAATATTTTAACGTTTGCCATACTGACTTAAAACTTATTCCAGTGCATTTTTGTATTTGGCGCGTACTCATTCCTGTATCTCGGTAAAGTTCATATAATAGTTTATCATACCAATGCCAACTGTTTACTGTTTCGTTTATTTTTACTTCTAATTGCTTTTGAGCGTTCGTTTTTTCGTATGGGACACTTTCATCAACTAACTGAATTGCCTCCGTTATATCGACTTTCTGTAGCCTTTGTTTACTCTTTTCGAAGTCATAGTACATATTTCTTAAAACAATCCACACAAACCCCTTGTAAATAGTTCCATTACGGTAAAATCTTTCTTTGTTTTCGTGTTTTGCCAACTTTAAATACATTTCTTGAACTATATCTTCAGCTAAATAATACTCTCCAAACGAGCGCACAACTTTAATCCAGTGTTTATGGTCTGCATAAAGGTCATTCAAAAAACGGTTAGTGTCCAATTATAAACAACAATAAAATAAATAATACAACTATTAAACCACCCAAAACACGAACCAAACTTTTCCTCATCTCCAACTCATTAAACAACCACTTTTTAATCGTAATACTCGGAACGCTCCAAACAAAAACAAGAACAGCCCTATCCAAAAAGAATAAGGCTATAATGAAAGGAAATAAAAGTATTGTTAAGTATTTCACATGGCTAAGTTATGTAATTTTCTTTTATAGTTCAACAAACGCCCTAATGCTCTTGAGCAAATCTCTAATCTATCACTGTATTTTTTAGCTAAATTAGGTAGGTAGCCTTTGTTTGAAGTCTTAATAAAATCGGATAACATTCTCATTCGTGTTTGCATACCGTCAATCATGTATTCAATGTCCTCAATTCGCTCTTTAATTAAATCAACATCTAATTGCGCTCCAGTTCCTGAGCATGACATACATTCGTAATCCACTACATCCTGCAAATAAGGAATTTCAGTTCCATTGTGTTCAATTGTTACAGTTCCCCAACCATTACACTCTTGGCAATCTCTTGTTAAATTTTTCATAATTCGTATTTTTAATTGTTAATTGTTGAACAAATATAAATATATTTTTTAATATAACTGCAAAATAATTTGATATTTTTTTAAATACTTAATTTCCTGCATATTGAATATATTTTTTTATAATTAGTTGTATTGTATTCTTTCTCAATTGCTTTTCTTATATCTTGATCTAAATTATTGACATAATCTTTTCTTTTCTGCCTATATCTTTTATGATATTTGTGCTGATATTTATTTTCGCATTTCTTACAAATAAACCTAACTGTTTTAACATCTAATTTTAAATCATGAAGAATCCTAAATTCTGAAATTGGTAATGTCTCTTTGCATTTCCTGCATTGCTTTTGTTCTGGAGGATTAAACCCAAACTTATGTTGATTGCGAACCCATTTTTCTTTTAATAATAAAAAACATTCATTTGTAATTGATTTGTATATGTCTCCATCTCTTAAATATGCTGAATGTAATACGTCTAAATAATCTTGGCTTCTACCAGTTAAACGATACATTTTCCATTTTGTAAACCCAATAAGTTTATTATAATTTTCCATAATATAAGTTTTAAAAAAAAGCGGAATTTTTTACGTTCCGCCTTAAAAATGATTCAGTAAGTGTTCTAATGGTAACTATCTGAATACGTTATTTACTAAAGAACTTTCCTATCTTTTCAATTGATTTACTCGATAAAGTGCTTCCACTCATAAATTTATGCAGGTTAGGTTGTTTTACTTCTACTAACTTAGAAAAAGCGTTAAGGCTTAATTCGTGTTTTTGTAGGTATTGTTTAACCATTACCCGTGTTACTTCATTCGCTTCGCTTAATACTTGTGCTGCGTAATTCATAAGTTACCTAAAAAATCGTCAAAGTCTTTATTGCCGTAACTTGGCTTTCCAGCTGTTGGCTTTGCTTGTTCCTGAACTGGTTTAAAACTTAGGCTTTGAAACTTACCTTTTTGTCCGTCTTTTACCCATGCTGAAACATAATACTCAACGCCACCTATCGTTGCTTTACCCTGATAATGCGGGTGCGTTTCCTTTTCTCTTTTGTCGTTAGTAAATAACGCTCCACTGTTGTCTCTCTTTTCCATTTTTACTTTGTTTTAATATATAACCTTTTAAATCTTTCAACCGAACAACAAAACTCTGTTATAGGGTTTGTTTCTTGTTGTCTTATAGTTTCGTACCACAGTTTGTCTTTTTTTAAATCTTTAATTTGTACTACTTGCTCTCGGGTCGTGTTTTTGTAGTAACCCATTACTTTTAAATCTTCCATTACCATAACCATTTTAAAAATGTCCATATCAATTTCAAGAATTTACGAATTAACCCATACTCATTTTGTTGAGTAGGAATGTTTATTGGCTCTTGAACTTTTACTTTTGTTGCTCGTGTTTTTGATTCAGCCCTTGCCTTAGCTTTTATTTCTGCTGGTATTTCTATATAATTCATATCAAATTGTAATTGAGGTTGCGTTTGTTTTCTTTGCATTTTTTGGAACTTTCTGTATTCATCAATTAATTTATTATTAACTTCTACATTTTCATTCCATTTATATATACCTAAATAATCTTTAAACACAATATTTTTCCTTAATAGCATTGTTGCTAATTGGTTTCCAGTACGATGTTTTTTTGTTATAGCATTTAGATTAGTAACACTACTATTATCTATTTGACTTTTCATGTCATTTAAGCAAATTATCCATTTTTTATTTGCTACTTTTTTATTTACATTCATAATTCATTTATTAAATTGTTATAATACTCTCTCGCTAACTCTATTCTTTCTTTAATTTGTTCTATTACACTTTCGTCTTTTGCTATTTTAAAGACTTTTACGCGCTTTTCTTTTGGTATGTGGTCAAAGTTATGTTTCGACTGAACAAAGTCCCTTACATCCAAACTTTCATCAATTAACCCTTGTTTCCAATGTTCGCGCCTTACCTCATCTTCTACGATCTGAAAAGGGGTATTGACTAAACAGTAACAAAGTAACGCTTCGTCTTTACCTGTTAACCACATATAACCTTGTAATTGATAGTAATAATCTTTGTTCGGACATTCGGTTTCAAAAAATGGAAAGGTTGTAGCATCCCAACTTGATTTAACATCTAAAAGAATTTCATTTGTGTTTACATCGGGTTTTCCAGTTATCCATTCATTTGTTATTCTTTCCTCGTTTTTAAAAATACCTTTTAAACCTAAAACATTTTCAACAAGTTTAATTGATTTTGGCTCAACCTCATTACCTTTGTCAGTGTACCTACTCCAGAACTCTTTACGGATTCCGTATTTATGTTCAATAGCAAGTTCCTGAATGTAGGTCTTTGTAGTTTTAGATAAGACCTCACCCTTTGTTTTGGATGAAGTCATTATGCGGCCTAATTGTGATGCTCTTATTTTCATAACAATAAAAGTGCTTTTTGTTGAACTTCATTTAATTCAAACTTAGCTTGTAGCTCTTCGGCTGTAAATTCACCTGCTCTTATTGCTTCTACTGCTTTTAAAAAACGTTCACCTTGTATCGTAGGCTTTTTAACTTCCGTGTTTTTAGATTCTTCTTTCTTGTTATCTTTTGAATCAGGGTCGCTTTCCGTTTCGTCAATTAAGAATAAACCATTTAAAGCGTATTTACGAGCGTAACTTGAAGCTGTGCCAGTACATTGTTCACTTGACATTCCTTTGTGTTCACCAAGCTCTGCCCACCCTAAAACTTCTGCTATCCCGTCATCGGTTTTTAAAGTTGCCGTTGCTTTTAAAAATAGCTTGTTGCCTACTTGTTCAATACTATCACTAAGTCTTAAAACTGCTCCGTGTTTTAGTAAAATAGGTTTAACGGATTCTAAGATTTGTTCAGCACTACGATACTTATAATTACCGAACTTGTTTAAACTTCCTTTTGGACATTTTAATTCTGCCTGAATTTCTAATAACTTTTTCATAATATAAAATTTAATTGTTTGACAAATATAATTATATTTTCTAATATAATACTAAAAAATAAAAAAAATTATAAAAATTTTCTTAATCCAGCAGCACATCGTTCAATGCTGTTTGCTCGTTCCTGAAGGCTTTGTATTTGTTCAGCGATAGTTTGCTTACAATCACTTGTAAAATAACCGTTAGACGTAGCTATTAAAGGGATGATGCCATTTGTACGAATGTAGTTAACCATTTTACGTAAACGCGGACCATTCATTTTAGTTTTATAACCTTTCGTGTTTAGGTATTCGTTCATTCGGGTTACTATTAACTCCGACTTAATTGGATTCGCCTTTTTGTAGTTTCGGAATCCGTGAACAACAATAGGCAGAATCTCCATTTCTTCGCTTGTGAGTTCGTGTGTAAACTCTTCAAAATTTGTTACGCTCATAATTTAAATTTTAATTGTTGATTCAAAAGTAACTATATTTTTTAATATAACTCTAATTGTTTAATCTTTTTTTTATAGATGTTAATTAATTCTTTGAGTTCGTCTTTTGTAAACTTCCGTGTTTTATGACCTTCCGCTTCCAAAAGTGTTAATTGTTCCTCTCCTATCTTGTTAATTAATCCTTTGCGATATTCAATTAGATTGCCTGAAAGATACGTATTGCAGTGTTCGCATTGAAGATGAACATTCAGCTCGTTAAAGCGAACGTTCCAATGGTTGTTAGCGTTGAAGTAATGACCTGCGTTTTCTTTTAATGGTTTCTTTTGACAGCTTATACAAACTTGACCTTTATCCCTTAGTCGAATATATTTGTTAAATATTATTTGAGTAGCTTTTATTAGTTCCTGAACAGTCTCTAAATCGTTTTTCATTTTAGCTTTCGTCTTTTTCCAAGTCTTTTCCTTTTCGGATTCTACCCAAACACGGACGCATTCATCGTTTAAGCAGTATTTCATGTTGAAGCGGATAGGCTCAAACTTTTCTTTGCAGTTTTTACACCTCATATTAATTCGTTTAATGCTTTTTGATATGCTAAATGTGCTTCATATTCTGTTTTAAATAAACCTATGTGTTTTTTTTTGCCGTTAATACTTATTTGTGCCAAATATCCTGTATAAATATTATATTTAGTTTTTCTTTTTTGTAAATAAACGCCAGTATAATTTTTATTATTTTTTTTAGATTTTGAAACATTAAACCTATGTTTAACTATTTGTAAATTCTCAACTCTATTGTCTAATTTATTATTGTTTATATGGTCTATAACTAATTCATGACCACAAGGAATATGATTTAAAAATGTAATCGCAACTAATTGATGACAATATATTCTTTTTTGTTTTTTGTCTTTACACAAGCAATACCTAAAATAACCATTTAATAAACTTGGTTTTAATATTGTTTCTTTTTTAAATTTTAAACTTTTAACAATACCATTATTACTTACCTGATATAAACCTTCATATCCTGGCACATCTTTCCATATTTCATTCATATTTCAATATCTTTTATTTTTAATTGTGATTGTAAATCTTTATTTTTAAACTTTTCTTCCTGTAGCAATCGTTCTAAACGAAAACACGATTGAACTGCTGCCCTGTATTCTTTCTCCATCGTTGCATAAACTAAACTTATTTCTTGAAGGTCTGCTAAAGTTCTTTCCATTGAATCGATTATGTCTTTTCGATTAGGGTGGTTCGTCTTTATTTCCTCTAAACTTATTTTAACTTTTAAGAAAGTAGTTTGTATTCCTACTTTGGCTGATATAATATTCAATTCGTCCATTTATTCGTGTTTTTGCTTGTTATAATAATCAAAAAGGAACATCGCCTTTACTTTGTTTCATCTTTTCGCTAAAAGAAAGTAATTCTTTTCCGTTAACTATATCAGGTTCAATCAAAGGTAGTTGTTTAGCTGGAAAACTATTTGACACTTTAGGTCTTACGTTTTGTAATGGGTCAACTCCATTAACTTTAAATCCTAAGCCTGAATTAAAATCAAACATAATAGGGTCATTCAATGCAGTATGTTTACCGCCTGTATCCATATCTTTTACTTTCTCAACGTTTACCCAAGTGCAATACTTCATTAATTCGTGTTTTACTAACCTATGAATAACAAATAAGTCATCACAGCGATTAGAAAAAGCTTTACCGCCTTCGATATGGTCTTTTAATGGTGCTTTTAAATGTCCTTTATATTCGCCTTCTTGGTAAATATTACCAGTTCTACCGCTTTCGCTGTTTGGATGCGTGTTTATGTATATCGTAACTCCAAACTTATTGCAGAAATCACGGCATGAATTTAAGAAATTGTAATTAGATTGAAAATCCATTTGCCTATCTAATCCAGTAAATGGGTCAATTAACGCTACGTTGCATTCACTTTCTTCAAATAACTTCAATAACTCATTTGGCTTGTAAAGATTTTTATTGCTTATGAATTTAAACTGCTGTTCAAGTATTGTTATTCCTGAATTTATTTGTTGATAGGTTAAATCCTTAAATCTTATTCCATAATACATCTGAAGCAAGTCACGTAATATTGTAGCTTTCTTATTTTCACCGCTCCAAATGCAAAACTTTAAATCGTGTTTAAGTGCCAACGTAAGAAAATACCAATTAATCCAATATGTTTTACCAACGTTATCGTGTCCGAGAATTATGTTTAGTTGGTTAGGTTTAAATCTAATGTATTCATCTAAATCGCAACCTATCATTAATCCGTCTTTTATTTTGCCGTCTTTGTAGTCAAGTAAATATTGTAGGCAATCGCCTTCTTGTGTTATCATTGTTTAGGTTTTAGGAATCCGAGTTTAATTGCTTTCAGTTCTTCAGGTGAAATACCTTCCGTTTGTTTAGGTTGGTTTCTATTTAACCAATTTTTAGCTGTCAAATATAAAGAACTAAATTTTTTATTTTGAGAATAATTTTCAATCTGGTCTAAAATATCATCAACTTGTTGTTTAGTATAATCAATGCATAACTTATTAAATTCTTCAACTGAAATAGATAAATGTTTAAATGCTCTATATATATTTTCTTTATTATTATCATTATCATTCTTATTATCGGCTTTTTTGGGTTTTTCAAAAACCACTTGGGTTTTTTGGGTTTTAGTGGGTTTCTTTGGTCTACCACCTTTAGAACCATTATTCCTATTACGTTCACAAGTATTATTATACTTTTCTAAGTCACGTTCAAATTGATTCTTAAACGGAATAAAAGCCATACGCATCGCAAAATCTAACTCAGGTTCTTTGCCTAAATTATAATCTCGAATAGCTTTAAATAAAATTCCTGCTTGTTCGTTTGTTAGTTCATCTAATACTGATAAACTATCTAAGTGTAAAATAAATCCTGTTTTCATATTTACTGCCCTAAATTAAAAAACGCCTTTAAACTTTCGGAGGGCAGTCCTACTCATCTAAAAGCGTTTGAATAATGTTTTTCAAGTTCCTGCCCGAACGATTACAAATATAATAATTATTTTTTAATCAAAAATGATTTTCTTCTAAAATTGTTGGTATTAATTCATCAAGTTGATAAAACTCATCCATTTCACGAATACCATTTGAATAAGTAGCACGATAATAACTTAATCCACTATCGTAATTAGTTTCTAAAATTGCTTTTTTTAATACGTATCTATACATCGTTCTCAAGGTTTTTATAATATCCATTCGCTACGTTAACACGAACCTTCCACCGCTTTATTTTACGATAGTCAATCTTTTGCTTACCATTGTATAATACAAGAACTCTCATAGCTTTTCAATTTCGGTTATAACTTCTTTTAAAAACTTAATTCGTGTTAATGTAAGCGTTTCTTGTATTCTTTGATGACAAGTAAATATCGCGCAGTTACGTGCTACTCTATAATCTTTTATTCCAAGTCCAATGTAAAACTTGTCTACTAACTCTATTGCAAATTCTTTCGGTGTCATACGTTTGATTTAACTATTATTTCTTTATCACTTATTATTTTAAAGCTTCGAGTACGTTCGTATTTCTGCATGAATTGAAGATTCATTCTATTATAAACATCCTCATGGTATTCCTTACCTTTCAAAAGTAATTCTTTTAACCGCTCAAGTTGTTCTAATAAAACTGCTTCGTTTGTCCACTCAAATACTGCTGTAACCTCTTTTGCTTTCATTCTTCTGATTTAAAGGTTTCATTGTACCATTGTTCAAAATGCCTTTCCATTAATCCTTGCCATGATTTATTTTCATAAGCAATCGGAACGCGTGAAAGTTTCATTTGATCCTTCTCCATTTGTTTAGCTTGATCAAATTCACTATACAAAGTCAAATCAATACCATGATTTTGTTTAAGATCATTAGCCAACCATTCTACTGCTGTTTTCATAATTTAATTCTTTTATGTTTTTCAGTTCTTAATATATCACAATAATTTATTCCGTGTTTTTGTGCGTACCTTAAAACGTACTCTT